TACTAAAAAATATGGTAATAATCCAAACCCTTAATTAAAAAATTAAATTCTTTATATATTTATAATAAAAATACACTAAAAAATGGGATATTTAAATAACTCAATTGTAACAGTTGACGCAATATTAACAACAAAAGGTCGCCAATTGTTAGCTGCAAACAACGGTACGTTTCTTATTACACAATTCGCTTTAGCTGACGATGAAATTGATTATACTTTATATAATCCAAACCACCCATCAGGTTCTGCTTATTATGGTGAAGCTATTGAAAACATGCCTTTACTTGAAGCTTTTCCTCAAGAAACACAAACAATGAAATATAAGTTAATTACTTTACCTCGTGGTACAGCTTTATTACCTATATTAAATTTAGGATACCCATCTATTACACTTAAACAAGGTCAAACTTTAGCTATTACTCCTCAAACATTAAATTATTTAGGTGGTACTACTTATGAAACAAGTGGTTATACAGCAACTATAGCGGATGTTAGAACAATGTCTACTTTCCAAGGTGTTGGTATTAATACACCACAAGCAACTGCTTTAAATCAAAACTCAACTACAACTTATGGTACTAGCGTATCAACTACAGTAGTAGGTACTACAATTAATTTAACAGCAACAACCATAAACACACTATTTGGTTCAAATTCATCTTTATACACTACATTAACAGTAATAGGAAATGATAGTGGAGCTAGAATACAAGTACCAGTAACTATAACAAAAGTTCCTTAATATTAAAATAAAAATAACTTAAAATATGTCATTTACAAGACTTAACCCTACAGATTTTGTAGTAAGTTCAGATGCAATATCAGCTACCTTATGGTCAGATGGTGCTCCAACATTAGCAACATTTTATACATCTTCAACTCAAGAAGCCGGATCTTCAGGTAACTATTATTTAAATATATACCAAACATCATCCACAAACTCCAACGCAGCTATTCAATTTGCTTTAGCTTATGGTAATAATGCAGGTAGTGGTAGTAAAAATTATAATTTAGCGGTAGATGGTTATTCACCAACTTCTACAATATATGGACAATGGCAAGACTTAGTAATAGGTAATTCTAATACCAATTTTACTTTTGGTAACATTGCTTCTTCTGAATTTTTTGTAATATCAGTTGACAGAACAAGATATAAAGAATCATTATTTTTAGGTTCATTAGCTTTAACATTATCAGGAAGTTTAGGTTCTATTACATTAACTGATAATAGTAATTATGTATCTGCTGTTCAATATAATGAAGCAGGTAGAGTATTTCAACTTATTACAGGTTCTCAAGGTGTAAAAGCTAATATTACTTCAAGAAACACATCTGATGGATATTCAGTACACTCTGGTTCTTATGGTTGGTTATTACCTGATATTGGTGCTATTATATTAAATCCATTAGCGTTAGCTGACTTTGCTGTTAGTGGTGGTATTGGATTAATATACAGTGGTTCAGCTTCAGGTTCATCAACTCCTGTTACTTCACCAAATAGAAGTATGTTCCAAGCTATAAGTGGTTCAGGTAATTTTGCACTAAATAGTCAAGAAACAATTACTTCTGATTATATATTTGTAAGAGCACAAAATGCTGCTTTCAACTATTCAGAAAACCCATCTTATATATCAGGTTCAACAGGCGCAGTATTATACCCTTATTTTATAAACAATCCTCAAACATATATTACAACTGTAGGACTTTATAATGATACGCAAGATTTATTAGCTGTAGCTAAATTATCAAGACCATTATTAAAGAATTTTACTAAAGAAGCACTTGTAAGGATTAAACTCGATTTTTGACGATTATGGGTATTTTTGCTAGATAATCTAATATTTTATTAGAGGTTAATGGGGATTATTAGTATGGTGGGCCTAATTTAGATAAACATTTCTATAAGTTAGATGAAGTTAAGAAAAACGATGGTTTTAAACAGTCTTTTGCTGAATCTAGCGGGTTTGTTTCAATAAGGGTATGGGAGAGTGAAATATACAATAACCCCGACATAATTCTCCAAAGACTTAATATTTATATAAAATGAATAAATGCTTGTATTCAAACAATTTTTAGCATCTGATGTGGTAATAACACCATTTGAGGTAAACAAAAGTTTTACCTTTAGTGGTAGTCAACTAACTAACTCTAATGTAGAAATAGATAGATTTTTAGGAAGAAATTTACAATCAAATCCATTTATATCTGGTTCTAATCCAACAACAGGCTATATATCAATCCAAGATCAAGAATTAATATATAATTCTATTAAACAATTATATTATTCAAATTACTTGAGTTCTAGTTATGGAGATACTTTAAACACATCAAGTATAGTACCTGGTTCTAACCCATCAGGAAACGTACTAGTAGGAACATCACCATCACCTGGTTTATATGATAATTATTTACAAACTACATTAACTTTTGCTAAATATTTTCCAACAGGTTCAAATGATATTCAAATAGACTCTATAGGAGTAATATCTATCCCTTCAAGACTATACGGAAATTATATCCAACCCAACTCATTTATAGCTACTTCAGTTAGTGGAACAATATATGATGATGGTGAAGGAAATATATTATTACAATCTAATAATAGTATAGTAGGAAACATATTTTACCCACATGGTATAATAACTATACTTGGAAACCCATCTATTATATTTAATACTTTAGGATACGGTTATGGAAAATACGGAAATGCTTCTTATGGAAGTACAAGTTTTGATAATTATGCCTTAATAGATTCTTTTATTAACAACCCAGTTACTTGCTCATTTTCATCTTCACTTACATTATATGAAACACAATATAAATGTACTGTTAGAGAAAATGAATTTACTTATACTTTAAATCCAAGTATATTAGCGAATAATAGTGGTTCTATACTTAGTTTTGCGACAGCGTCATATTTTAGCCCTTATGTTACTACAGTGGGTTTATATGATGAAAATCAAAATTTACTCGCTGTAGGTAAACTAGCTCAACCTTTACCAACTTCCCCAACCACAGATACAACAATATTAATAAATATAGATATGTAATATGATTAAATTATTTCAAATATTATCTGAAATTAATATTAATAAACCAATTAAAAAGCGTTTTAATGCTTATCATACAAATCTTAAAACAGCAGGTGGTTTTAAAGAATATTGGGTAGATTGTTTAGATTTTCCAAATTTTGACTCACTTGGTTTTTATGGAGTTTTAGATGGTAATAATATGGTGAGTAATTATAATCCCACATTATCTATTTTTTTAGATAATGATAAAATAGAATATGAAAAATTTACAGAAGATAATAAAGAACATATAGCAATTCCTATTAGATATTTTAATTTAAAATAATATTATGTTACAAGTTATGAAAGCAACTCTTGTTGAAGATCTAATTAACGATCCAAATTTCAACATAGACGATTATTATGGTTATGTTTATATGACAACCAATTTAGAAAATGGTCGCCAGTATATAGGCAAAAAAATATTTAAACACACCACAAACCAAAAATTAGGTAAAAAAGAAATAGCTGCCTTACCTACACAACGTGGTAGAACTCCATCTAAAAAGAAAATAGTTAAAGAATCTGACTGGAAAACATACTATGGTTCAGCAGATGAAGTTAAACAATGGGCTAAAACAACGCCAAAAGATAAATTACTTCGTACAGTTATACGTTTATGTAAATCGTCGAAGGAATTAACCTATTATGAGACTAAATGCCTATTTCAATACAATGTGTTGGAAGACAGTAAACATTGGGTTAACAGCAATATTTTAGGAAAATTTTTCCCTAAAGATTTGGCTCTTTAAGAATAAAATCGTATATTTAAGTTATGATTAATCAAGCTTTAGTAGCGATTACTAATTCTATACTAGGTACTGGAAAAGCAACATCAAAAGGCAACTATGCTTATGTATGCCCATTCCATACATCTAACCCTCCAGGAAAGAAAAATTTTGAGATTAATTTTACTAAAAATACTAAAGGTGAAAACCCATGGCATTGTTGGGGTTGTAACGCTAAAGGTAAAAAACTAGCTCAATTATTTAAATTAATGGGTGTTCCCCAAGAAAAAATACTTGAACTTAAACCATATTTAAAAACAGATGGAATAGAAAAAATTATTCCTACACAAAATGAAAAATTAAGTTTACCTAAAGAATTTATATCTCTTATAAATCCCTCTTTATCTATAATGGCTAAACATGCTTTAAACTATATTAAAAAACGAGGCATAACCTCAGAAGATATTATAAAATATAACTTAGGATATTGTGAAGAAGGTAAATATATGAATCATATTATAGTACCATCTTATGATGAAAATGGCACTCTAAATTATTTTACCGCACGCAGTTTTGAAAAAGATAATAAATCTAAAAAGAATCCATCCGTATCACGTGATATTATTCCATTTGGTTTTTTTATAAATTGGGATTTACCTTTAATATTATGTGAAGGTCCATTTGATGCTATGGCTATAAAACGTAATGCTATACCATTGTTAGGAAAAAATATACAATCTAATTTAATGAAAAAAATTGTTATGTCATCTGTATCTAAAATTTATATAGCTTTAGATAGAGATGCTCAAAAACAAGCATTAGGTTTCTGTGAAAAATTAATGAATGAAGGTAAAGAAGTATATTTAGTCGACATGGATGATAAAGATCCATCTGAAATGGGATTTAAAAATTTTACTAATCTTATTCAAAATACAACCCCATTAACGTTTTCAAATTTATTAAGTAAAAAATTCGCAATATGATAGAAAAAAACTCAAACATTATCCGTGATCCTAAAATTAAACGTATAGTAGAATATAGCGCTGATAATAAACAAATAAATGTATTAGACCAACGATTTTATAGACGAAATGAAAAATACTATCCTTCTGTGTCAAGTATTTTAAATTATTTCCCTAAAAATCAATTTTTCCACAGTTGGTTAAAAGATGTAGGTCATAATAGTGATATTATAGCTCAAAAAGCAGCATGGGAAGGTACTCAAGTGCATAATACTGTTGAAAAATTTTTAAATGGTGAAGAAATAAATTGGGTAGACCAAGAAGGAACAGTACTATTTAATCTAGATGTATGGAAAATGATATTAAAATTCGCTGAATTTTGGAATAAATATAAACCTGAATTAGTAGCAGCAGAATACCATTTATTTTCAGACCAATATGAATACGCGGGCACTGCTGACTTAATTGTAAGATTTAACAATAAATTATGGTTACTTGATATAAAAACATCAAATACTTTACATACATCATATGATTTACAATTAGCTTCATATGCTAAAGCGTGGAATGAAACACATAATGAACCAATTGAAGAAACAGGAATTATATGGCTTAAAGCAGCTACACGTGGACCTGCTAAAGATAAAATACAAGGTAGTGGGTGGCAATTAAAAAATATTGGAAATATTGATAATAATTTCGCAATGTTTACTAAAATATACGATATCTACAAATTAGAAAACCCAGACTCTAAACCTCATACTGAAACCTTACCTACATCTATTAAATTAGAATATTAATTTACTTGTTTTTTTAATATTTATATGCAACATAAAACATATATATGAAAACTCCAACATTAAAACAAATTATTAAAGAAGAAATTCAAAACGTATTAATAGAAAGTAAAGTTGAAGAAGAAAGTAACGATAAAACAGTCGATGAAATCGGTAAATTCTTCGTTGTTAAAAAACCAAAATCTAATATGACTAAAGATGATATGGTATATGAAGCTACTGTTTTTCATCCAATAGACGAAGCTGAAACTGTAGGTGTATATAAAAATAGATCTGAAGCTAATAGAATGGCTACTACTAAATTAAAAGAGTATGAAGAACGCCTTAAAGAAATCAGATCTCATATGGATGAGTATAGAAAGGCTAAAAAAGAAATCGACGAAAAGAAAAATAAAGCCAAAGATTTAATACAGAAAGCTAGATAGTATGGATCCACTAACTAAAGAATTAGTAAAATATATTCTTGAAGTTGATGAATCACCTGAATTTGTTTGCTCTAAGTGTGGATGGAAAGGGTATGATAATAATCACATATGTCAAGAACTAGATGAAGAATCCGACCCAGACCCTAATGTAAATAACGATAACATTCCGGGATGGGATTTTAAACGTTATATGAAATCATTTATAGAATATTGTGTTGAACAAGGAATGAATATTCGCCCATTACCTCGTTTAAATATAATTGGAGATGATTTTGATAATGCTTCTAAAATATTAGGAATGACAGGTTATTATGATCCTGCTGCTAAAACAGTAACACTTTTTACAGCTGAACGTCATCCTAAAGATGTATTACGTACATTTGCCCATGAATTAGTACACCATGAACAAAATATAGAAAATAGATTACATTCAACACCAGGAACCGATACTACTAAAGATCCTAAATTATCTGCGGTAGAAGATGAGGCTTATTTAAAAGGAAATCGTATCTTTAGGCATTGGGAAGATCAACTAAAAGAAAAAAATAAAAAACATGGCATTTAAAAGACTCATAGCAAATTCTGAAGGAGAATTAAAAGATATTCTTGAAGATGTTAAAAAGTGGTTTGAAACTACAAAAGATTTTACAAATGAATTTACAATTGAAAAACGTAAATTTTTAGATTCTGAAACTAAACAAATAGTTGAGAAAAATATAGATGTAATAAAGGTTACTGATAATAGGAATGATAAAAAAACAACAATAAAATTTATTCCACTTCTTGAAAAAGAAGAAATAAAAATTGAAATTACAGGCGGAAACGAGAATGTATTAACTAGTAAAATAGTAAATCAAATTAAAGGTAGAGGTGTTTTAAAAGGTTATACTAAAGATACTAAAGTACCTATGAAAGAACATATAATAAAAAAATCTGAAGTTAAAAAAATAATTAAAGAAGAAATAAAGAAATTAATATGAATAAAGTAAAATTAATATTAGTTGTAATTCTTTTAGTATTATTATATTTTGCATATACTGTACTTCAAGATAATTCAAATAAATATCATAAATATGAACATACCATCGATAGTCTTTCAACCCAAGTTAAAGCTTTAGATTCTGTTCATCATAAACAAGACAGTGTTATTATAATATATAAAGACAGTGTTGTTTATATGGATAAGATGATTGTTGAAGAAAAGGTAAAATATGTTCAAATTAAAAACAAATACAATGAAATACGCACTCTCGTTGCTAATTACACTCCTAATCAGCTTGACAGTTTTTTCGCAAAGCGTTACAGATACTAGTAAAATAGTATTACCATATTCAGTTGCTAAAAGAGTAGCATTAGATCTTATAGCATATGATAGTTTAAAATGTCAACATAATATAACACAAAATGTGTTGCAACTTACTGAAAGACAATCATCTATGAAAGATAGTTTAATTAGAACACTATCTAGCAAAAATGAAACTTATGCTCAACAAATAATATTATACAAAGAAAAAGAACAACAATATATTAATTATACTCAAACTTTAAAAAAAGATGTTAAAAAAGCTAAATTTAAAAACCATTTATTTAGTTTGAGTGCTATTGTAGCTGTAATGGCTGGTGCTTTAATCATATATTCTCATTAATAAAATTTATGTCAGATAACGTTTTAAAAAAAGAATTTCAACAACGCGACGTACAACGTCTCCGTAACCTTATGCAAGGTAAATATGGGGATAAAACCGCTGTTGGGATAGGTTATACTAAACAACAAGAATTTCACGGTGAAGGTGATGTTTGGGAGGAAGATGATCGAAAATGGACTATCAAAAATGGTGTAAAACAAAATATTACTAAATTAGATAAAGCAAAAAAAGAATTACATTTACCTTTATTTTGTCCTGAATGTAGCAGCATGATGAAACCACATCTTGATAAACGTTTTTGGATAATGTATGGTAGATGTCTTAATTGTCAAATTGATTTTGAAACAGAAATTAGAAGACAAGGTTTATGGGAAGAATATGAAAAAAATATTATAAACTCAGACGTAGATTTTCTTATAAAGGATTTCATGATATGGAGTGATGATGTTATAAACTCAACTGATTCTTTTATTACCGAAGCAGGAGATGTAGAAAGTTGGGTAGGTAAAGGTAAACAAGTGTTGTTACAAAACCGAGACGAAACTATTAAATATCTACAAAGTTTAAAGAAATGACAGAATACATTACTCCTATCATTATTGCTTTTATCACAGCTGTTTTAGGCCCTATATTAATAGAATGGGCTAAAGTTAGATTTAAGCCTAAAGCTAAAAAATCTCCAATTCAAGAAGCTATTGAATTAAATGAATTAGTTGATACTCAATTAGATTCTATAGTAGAAACAATAGAATGTGATCGTGTATGGATAGCTCAATTTCATAATGGTGGACATTTTTATCCAACAGGTAAATCTATTCAGAAATTTTCTTTTTTCTACGAAAAAATTACACCCGATACACTTTCAGTTCAACATACTTTCCAAAATATTCCTGTATCTTTATTTCCTAAACCTTTAGGTAAAATATACACTGATGGAGAATTATCTATCCCTAGTTATGCTAATGGAAATGAAACTTATGGTTTAGAAACATTAGCTAAAGATTACAACTCAAAATCATTTTACGCTGTTGGTTTATATAGTTTAGATAACCATTTAATAGGTGTTATGGGAATATCATATCGTCAAGAACATAAATTAACCAAAGACGAATGGATATTTATACGCCAGAAAGTAGGTGTTATAGGAACATTATTAACTGAATATTTAAAAACAACAAAAAAATGAATACTTTAAAACCTTGGGAACAATCTCTTACTACTCATACTCAAACAGGACAAACCATAGTTACACGTGATTATTCAGTAAATCAAGTTACTATTTCTCCAATGTCTGAAGCTGAAATAGTACCAGATCATGAAGAAGAAATTAAGATTGAAGAAATTAAATCTAAATCTAAAAAAAATAAACAAGAAGAAGATAAATAGGTTACATATTATTTAACTAAATTAAAATCTATGGACGGTGACCATAAAAGGCAAAAAAATAAATTTAGAGACAGCAGTTCACGTATGCCTAATGATAGCAATGTTCTTCAACCCTTTTGGGTTCGACGCGCTTTTTGCGTTGGTAATGAAATGGACAGGTTCTTATTGGACTACGGATTTAATTTTCTATTGCCTTTCGGGGCTTTTCTTTGGCTTATATTTTTACTTGCGTAAACGATTGAAGAATACGAAAAATTAACATATTTATACAAAATATAAACAATAACATAATGAAAAAATCAGAACTTAAAGCCAAAATCAAAGAAATGATTATGGCTGAAAATAATTTAGACGAAGCTAAAAAGAAAAAAAGCGAAGATACTATCGAAGATGATGACTTTAACTCCGAACCAGCTCCAGACTTTACTTCAAACAACGAACCCAGCATGGGATCTGAAGGTGATGACATTTCACCTGAAGTAAAAGCAGTACAAGATGCTTTAAATAAAGCTCAAGTAGAAGCTGAAAAATTAGGTGATAAAAAATTATTATCTCAAATTGGTAATACGATAACTTTTTTCACTCGTGCCCATATAGCTGAACCAGGTAAAGGTAAAGCAGCTAATCAAGGTTTAGCCGAATCATTAAAAAAAACTACAAGAAATAACTATTAATAAACCAACAAACACTAAAATTCTACCCAAACATGTTGTAGATCGCTTTGAAGAAACAGCAAACACGCGTAAGTTAAATCAATTATTTGGTGCTTTACGTGTTTTAAAATTAACTTGGATGAATGAAGGATTTGAAAAAAGTGAAATAATAGATTATATAAAATATTTAATAAACAAAATTTAAAAACATGAAAACACAAGAGTTATTTGAAAAAATGGATGCGCTTTACAATCTATTCAAACTTGAACATTCAGAAAAATCTAAAGCAGCTCATGGTCGCGCTCGTAAAAAATTAGGTGAATTTAAAAAACTAATATCAGAATATCGTAAAGCATCAACTGCTGAAGATAAAGCTAAATAATATGAATAAACGTCTTTTAACACCAACTGAGATTAAAAACGCGGATTATATTTATGATATTCTTAAAAAAGATAAAAAAAGTTTTGTTGCAAAATATGGTAAAGACGCTGAAAAAATAATGCGTGGTCGTGCTATTAAAAACGCTAAGAAAAAAACTGAACAAATGCATAAAGACAAAATTAAAGAGATGGTTAAATCTTCTCTTCAAACTCCACCCAAAATAAACGCTAAAGAATATCTACTACAACGTGAAAATAAAATTAATCCTTCTGATGTAGTTAAAATGGATATTCCATTATTTATTCGTATGTTAGAATACGCTCGTGAAGATGCTAGTACTGATATAAACTTACATGATGTTGCTGAAAAGGCAACTTCTTTAAGTGCTAACGGTAAAACACTTACTATGGCTGATTATGCTAATCTTGTTAAAGGCGAAATGGAAGAAGGTTTACCTAAAGGATATTTTAAAAAAGAATTTGGTATAGGTGGTCATAAAAAACAAATGGAAGAAAACATTACTGATCCTCAAGAAGAAACAGAAATGTCTCATTCACAATTAGTGTCTATTCAATCTAGTGTTGAAGATTTAATGAAAAAAATCGATAGTGGTGAACAATTAGATCCGTGGGTTTTATCTAAATTAACTATAGCCCAAGACTACTTAGAAACAATTGATGATTACTTAAAAGGTAAACCATTAAACGAAAAACATCTTACTCTGGCTGAAAAGAAAAAGAAGGAAGAAATTGTTAAAGCAATGAAGAAAACTTTTAAAGGTCCTAAACCAGCAATGTACGCTATTGCTACTAAGAAAGCTGAAAAAGTAGCTGAAGATAAAATAGATGAAACATTTGGTCAACTTGTTAGTAAACTTAAAAAACAAGGCAAATCAGGTAAAGCAGCCACTAAAATAGCAGGAGCAGTAGCAGCTGCTAAAGCACATGGAGCTGGTAAAGGTCCATCTACTAAACAAAAAGCTAGATTAACTGAAAAGATCATATCTAAACTAAAAGATAACAATGACTAAAAATGAATTAAAAGATAAAATCAAATCATCAGTTAAAAAAATTTATAAACCTGAAGTATCTGCTGCGGCTATCGTGGCAGATTCTCATGCTGATAAATTTCCAATATTATCTGAATTCCCACAGTTTAGAGACATTTTAGTACTTCTACTAACTCCAGAATATGAGACTTTTGTAGATGATATACATTGGGTAGCTCCTAAACCATTAACATTTAGAATTATATTAGTTAATGGTGAAATGTTTTATCTTATTCATACTGATAGAAGTTGGATAGCACAAGTATCAGGTAAAAAATATTATCTTTTAAATGTAGGTGAAGAAGAATTTGCTTCTGAAGCAATATCTCGTCTTTTATATTATGCTAATCAAGCTGTAGAAAAGAAAGAAGTTGAACCTGAAATAGAAGTTCCTCCAGCTCCTAAAGAAGAAACACCAAAAGAAGAAACACCAAAAGAAGAAACACCAGAAGCATAATGGATACATTTGATAAATTTTTTGTAAAATTTGGATATAAATTTCCCAAAGGATACCCTGACATGAATAATAAACAAGATGTTTTATTATTAGAATCGTTATTAAAAAACATTCTAAACGAAGACGTTAAAATAAAAGAAAACGATGAAACACAACCTAAGACAACTAATTAAAGAAGTATTAATAAACCATAAACCAGATTGTGGTTGTGGATGTAATGGTAAATGCGCTAAAGCACCTAAACTAAATGAAAGTTTAGAAGTAGTCATTACTGAAAATATGAAATATCATATTAATAATAAAAAACCATTATCTGAAAATACATTTCGTTATAGTTCAAAAGCATTTTTAGATTTATGGGCTGAAGCTAGATACTTGTATTCTCGCAATGCTATAAACATATCAGGTCTTGATAAAGAAATAATAACTGAATCCGATTTAGGTGAATATGGTTTATTTGAAGGTAAAAAAGTACCTTTAGATATGCCTATGGTTGAAGAAGAACAAGTTCCCTGGACTGAAAAAGTAATAAAATACGCTAATGAACATCCAGGAGTTGGACCAGTAAAAGATCTAGATAAAACTCAAGTAATGTCTATTTTATATAAATTAGATTTACCTACTACTTTAGCTAATTTAGTTTTAAAAGATATTAAAAATTTAAATGAATCTAAAGATGAAAAACACCCACCGTTAAATAAACCTCATCGTGGTGGTTCTAAAAAGTTTTATGTGTATGTTCGCGATCCTAAAACCAAAAATATCAAGAAAGTATCATTTGGCGCGGCAGGTGGTGGACAAAATTTGTCCGTTAAAATTCGCGACCCTAAAGCGCGAAAAGCGTTTGCTAAACGCCAACATTGTGCTGATAAACATGATAAAACTAAACCAGGTTACTGGGCTTGTCATATAGGTAGATATTGGAAATCATTAGGTGGTGGCTCAAATTTTAGTGGATATTGGTAAAATATATTAAACATGATAAAATTAACTAATATATTAAATGATTCATTTAACCCAAATGTTTATCAAGTAGAAGCTAAATTAATAGTTAATACTGAAGAAAGATCTATGTCTGATGTTTTATCTGATATACGTGCTATAAAAGGTGTTACTATTGTAGATATTGAAGCTCAAGATGATAAAACTACAAGCCCACGCCATGTAGTAACTATTAAAGTAAAAATAGACCCAGCCCCCTTTAAACCTTTTACTAAAGAATCATTTAAACAAATATTATTAGGTGTAAAACAAACACCAGCAGTATTAACAGCTCAATTTACTTCTAGCCCAATAATAGTATGATAAAATTAACTAACATATTATCAGAAATATTAAATGAAGACAGATGTAAACGTATAGCAGATCGCAGATATGATAAACCTTCGGCTTATAAATCTGGAGCTATAGTTCGTTGTCGTAAAGGCCATATTTGGAAAGACTTAAAAGAAAAAAAAGAAACTCTACATACATGGTTTAAACGTAAAGGTACACCTGGTAAAGAAGGTGGATGGGTTGATTGTAATGCTCCAATCCATAAAGATGGGGAAATAGTAGGATATAAAGCATGTGGTAGAAAAGAAGGCGAAAAACGCGCTAAATACCCAGCCTGTCGACCTACTCCGGCAGGATGTAAAACAAAAGGTAAAGGTACAAAATGGGGAAAAACAAAATGATAAAACTAATAGAAATACTAAAAAAAGAAAAATCATCTGAACTACATTTTCCAGATGGATTTCAACCAGCTAAAACTGTACCTGAAGGTGGAGCAATGTGTGCTAATTGTGCTAAATGGAACAAAGAAAAACAACTCTGTGAAGGTAAATATTACATAGACTGGAATGGCAACGGTGAAATACACAACGATGCTACAAAGTATGTTTGCATTTGGTGGGTTAAAAAAGGTAAAAAGTGAAACCTTATAAGGATTTAGAAGTCGAAGAAAGTGTTGTAATAAGGGTTTTTAATCAAGAAATAGACCCTATAGAATTAATGTGGCATAGAGACAATGAGGATAGGATAATAGAGTCTATAGGAGTTACTGATTGGAAAGTTCAACTTGATAATACTTTACCTGTTTTGATTAAAGGACAGATATTTATACCTAGAGGAGTTTGGCACCGAGCAATAAAAGGTACAGGAAATTTAAAACTAAAAATATATAAATTATGAATAATTTAAGACTAAAAAGATTAATTACACAACTACTAAAAGAATCCATTAAAGGAGAAGTAAGGTATAAAGGTAAAACTTATAGCAAGGAAGAGATAAAGGATATGCGTGATTGGTTAAAAGATGTTCAATGGGCAGATCTAGACTCCGAAGAGGTAGATGATTTGTCTGATGAAGAAGTATTACAAGGCGTAAATATAAATTATGAGGGAGGTTTAAAAAACTTTCGTCATAATAACAATTTAAGTGAGTCTAAAGAAGTTGAAGTAGAAGTCCCGGAGTTTGTAGAAACTAAAATCAAACAATCTTTATCTCAATTAGATAGATGGGAAGCAAACGGTAAAGAATTAAAACAAAATTATAGAAATAAAGTAGGTAAAAAAATACTTCAAATAGAAGCAAAAACCTTAACTCCTTTAGAAATTTTTCCATCTATGATAGAAGCTAAAGAACAAACCCAAATTAATGGAATTAGAAATTGTGCCGCTGGTTTACAAAAAACCGCTGGGGGGTATATTTGGGTATATAAACATCCTGAAAATCCGTATTTTGAATATATCATTAATGAAAATGAAATCATACGTGTATTTGAAAATAACTATTCAGGAAATGAAGAACTTTGGCACCGTGATGATGAAGATAGAATAGTTGAAATTATAGGTAAAACAGATTGGAAAATACAATTAGAAAACCAACTACCCACTTCTATGAATCAACCAATATTTATACCCAGACATGAATGGCATCGTACTATTAAAGGAACAGGAAATTTAAAACTAAAAATATATAAATCATGAATAATTTAAGACTAAAAAGATTAATTAAAGAAAGTCTAAAAGGATATAAATCATGGAAATTAATCCAACCTGAAACAATAACTATTAAAGGTGGTGAAGTTAAAATTGGAAATAAAGTATCAACTATCAACCCTAAAACTAAAAAAACAGAAACAGGCACGATAAAAAGCATAACTAAACTACCTAATGGGAACGAAGTTGATTTAACTGTAGATATGGGAAATGGAGAATTACTACATTCTTCTGCTAAATTCTTTGAAAAAATAAATGAATATAAACTAGATGAAGTTAAAGTATCTACTATTAGTATAGGAGATAAATTTACATTATCCGCAGATTTAGGTAAATTCAAAAAAGGCGATAAAGTAGAAATTATAGGAAAAAAACCAGATGGTGATGATATAAAATTAACTTTATATAACGGTAAAATTAAAGATACATTTTATTTAGATAAAAACGATGAAATTGAAACTAAAGAACTAAATGAAATAGCAATAGCTACCGATTACCAATTTACTCCTCAACAACTAGAATTAATTAAAAAATATGGAGGTAAATTATCTACAGGTGGTAATGCTTTATATATTCCTGATGTTCTTAAAATTCAATTAGACCAAAATGTAAAAGATTCTAAATTTAAACAAGAATTCTATGAAACATTTGGTCCTGAAAGAAAAAACTTAGCTTCACAATTAATGTCTTCTATGAAATTAGCCATTAAAAAAGGAGGCTCAGCTAATATAAAAGGTAAAAAATATTTTACTATAGAAGGACATATGACTAAAAATGGTAATTTTAACTTTCCTAACCCATCTAGACCAGAAAATAAATAACAATGTTTAAGTTAATACATGAAGAGGAAGAAAAATTACCTCGAAATAAATATATTATAGTAAAAATAGAATTTAATAATGGAGAGAGTATGTATGTTAGTGGAATAAATCATAATCTTAATTCTCCAAAAGCGTTTGGAATGAATCATTTTACAAATGCATCAAGACGTAAGGACTTTAATCTTGATTATTATAAAAACAACATTAAAAGTTTTAATAAAGTAGGAGCATATGATAACTATGAAGATTTTAATAATGAACTAAAAAAACTTAGAGAAGAAGATTTTAGATATAATGAACTGTTACCACTAGATAAATATTTTTTACTAAAAGTAACATTCCCCGATAATTCAACCTATTATTTTATTTATAATACTTATAATAAAAAAAATAATCGTAAAATTAAAAATATTATTAAAGTCTTATCTTTAAATGCTCTAGGTAGTGGAGCTTATGCTGATGATGCTTTAATAGTAAATAACTTTAAAAAATATAATAAAAATTATAAAGGAGAAAAGATTGGAGAATATAAGACTTATGATGAAGCTAAAGAAGCAAAATATAAAAAAATAAATGAAGATTCTAATAGTATTAATACTTATAAACAATCAAGACTAGGAAAACAATATGTTATAAAACTTATATCTCCTAATAATAATACATATTATGTTAAATATAAAAATTATAGTAATGTTGTTACTTATGATGCTTTCTTTAATATAGTTATTGATAAATTAGTGGTTCGTCATTTTATAATAGGTTATAATTTAAGCAATGTTTCATATTTTGGTGTCCCTCAAGATATAATTGATACTAATAATAAAGAAAAAATTCAAAAATGGTTAAAAGATAATCTTGAATATGATATAACAGGACCGTATGATACTGCTGAAGACGCTGATAAATTCATAGATACAAAAATAAAAGAAGATCCTAATAATATTAATATACAAATAAATAGAGCAAGAAAGCACACTTATGGTAAAGAAGATTTATCTGAATCTAAACATATATCATTAATAAACTTATTATATGAAATAAAAATAAATAGAACAATATATTTATCATACTCATACAAATCGAAAAAATATATTAAAAGATATATTTAACATATTAAAATAATATAAATAAATTTGGCTACCCCAGAATCTATAATTACATTATTGTTTAACTAAAAAAACCTAACATGGGTAAAATTAAAAAGTTATTTTTTGATATAGAAACTAGTCCTAATATAGGATTATTTTGGACTGCTGGTTATAAATTAAATATAACTCCTGACAATATTATCAAAGAAAGAGCTATTATTTGTATATGTTACAAATGGGCTGGTGAAGAAAAAACTTATTCTTTAAATTGGGATAATAATCAAGACGATAAAACAATGCTTGAAAAATTCATCAAAGTTGCTAACGAAGCTGATGAATTAATAGGACATAATGGTGATAGATTTGACTTACCTTGGATTAGAACAAGATGTTTATATCATAGAATACCTGTTTTCCCAAATTATACTACTTTAGACACGTTAAAAAACGCTCGTTCTAAATTTAAATTCAATAGTAATAAATTAGATTATATCGCTAAATTTTTAGGTATAGGTGCTAAAATACATACAGGATATGATTTATGGAAAAATATAGTGCTTAATAATGATAAAAAAGCATTAAAAGAAATGGTGGAATATTGTAAGAACGATGTTGTATTACTTGAAAATGTATATAACGAAATGTCAACATATATTCCATCTAAAACACATCATGGAATATTAGCAGGAGGTGATAAAACATCATGTCCTGAATGTGGTTCTGAAGATATGAAATTTTCTAAAAAACGTATAAGCGCATCTGGAATACCTAGAATTCAACTACAATGTCAAGATTGTGGAAAATACCATACAATTTCGCAAACAACATATGAAGAATTAATTGAAACTTAAAAACCTATGAAAAATATTTGGCCTTATAAACGCTACCGATTATCTTTACATAAAAAGAAAATTATGGAAGCGCTTTTAGAAATTGATACTAAACCAGCTGAAACACCTGAAACACCATCTGGTACTATAAGTAAAACAGACGCTAAAATATTAATCAAAGCAACTAAAGGTAAATTCTTTACAGTAACATTTATTAAAAAAGATGGTACAACACGTGTTATGAATGCGCGTTTAGGTGTTAAAGCATATCTTAAAGGCGGTGAATTACCATATAATCCTGAAGAAAAAGGTCTAATACCTGTTTATGATATAAAGAAAGGTGAATATAGAATGATAAACGTAAATACAATAACTAACATAAAAATAGGTAATAAAGAATTTAAAGTACAATAGTTTAACATATTTATGTAAAAACTATTTGTATCATGACCAAAAAACAACTTCGTGAAGCTATACGCTCTCTTATAAAATCTAACCAACCAGCCCCCAGTAAACCTAAACCAGAAACATCCCCAACTATACATCCTGGTAAACCAAGTGAAAAACCTGGTCCTCGTCGTCCTTTTATAAAACCTAATATTCAACCTAAACCAAAGGCTACAATGATGAAAGAGGACGAAAAAGAAATGCTAAATAAGATTGTTAAACGTTTTAAAGATAAAAAATAATGTCACATTTAACTGAAATCGAATACGAAGATATATTTTCACCTAAAACTATAGCTTCTTTAAAAGGCAAGTCAGGTCAATCTTTGAAGAAAATGCTTGGAAATAAAAACTTAATGCAAACATTAAGAAATACTCAAGAATTATTAGATAAAATAATTCAAGCAGAAGATGGATATCAAGACGAATTAGAAATGGTAGCTATTCAAATGGCTAAAGATGCTTATCCAATCCTTGATTATGCTGACATAGAAATAGATGCAAAAATAGTTAAACGTGGAGATATAAATGTTCCTATGGGTGGAGAAAACGAAGAAGATCCCGCATCTCCTAGTTTTGGTGAAGATGATTCTGAAAAATTAGAAGCAAAACGCCGTATTATAAATGGTATTACTCAAGGTGCTTCAATTAGAGGTGCTTTTGGATTTATGTTATTTAGAGAATACCTAGACGAAATAAACCCAGAAATAGTAGAAAACTATAATGAAATATTAAAACTTGTTTTTGGTATTTTCGATGATGAGAATGCTATAGCTATGATGTTAAATCAACTAGCTCAAGGTCAAAAAATGGAAGGTGGGAGTAGTGATATGGAATATAATGATGAAGAAGAAAAATTTGTCATTAAAGCTAGAGCATTATGTTTTCCAATGTTGGTTCATGAAATTATAAAAGGATTATACGAAATAGTAGGCACACAAGGTTTTTCATTTCATCCTTCAGATAAAGCACAACGTGCTGTAACTAAAGTAGATGTTATTCAAGGTGAACCTCATGATATGCAATATGGTAAATTTATATATGACGCTTTAAGTAAATTATATAATGAATCTAATGTAAATGATCCTCGTGTTCGTGAATTATTTTTTACAGAAGTATATAAAATGAATGAAAATGAATTTTTTTCTTTTATTGAAAATGCTATTAATGACGAATTAAGTGTTAATCAAAAGAAATGGGCTTTAGATACAATGAAAGATATTGAACGTGATTTACAAAAAGATGATACTGGTTTAGAAGATTTAGACGAAATTAAACGTATGCAACAATTAGCTGGTATTAAAGAAATAAAAGTTAATAAACCTATAAATCTTCATATACCTTTAAAACTAGAATTCCTTCAAGAAATATTTGATTTTTTTAAAAATGATCAAAATATCTTTAAAGGATCAGGTATAGATCGTGTTATCGCATCTAAACAAAAAGAAATTATACATAAGATATGGGAATTTTATGTAGAAAGTGGATTTCAAGAAATGGATCAAGAATATTTTGAAAATGAAAATAAAAATGATTATCCTAAAACAGAACCCGATATATTAAATCCACACAAACAAACTATGCTTTTAGATGACGCAGTGTATATAGAAACAGGTATGTTTTTATTACCGTATATCGCTAAATATTTAAAGAAAAACGGATGGGAATATCAAGATGATGGTGTATTCTTTTCTAAAGATGATGAAGATACAGACATATTTGAGTACATAGAACCATTAGAAAATTATGATTCTGATCCTCGTGAGAATCTACAGCTTAAAATGGGAGAATGGCTTCAAGAAAACTAAAAATACAACAATGACAAAAAAACTAAAAATACAACAATGACAAAATTAACCCATATATTATCAGAAATTACCATTAATAATCCTCAAAATAATAAATCTTTACTTAAAAAGATGGTTGAATATGATGAAACAATTGATGGATCATATATAGATTCTTTTAATCATTATGATACTTTTGAAGAATGGTATGATGATAATGATGATAGTGATGATGAAACAATAAATTTAGCTAAAAAATTTTTTGAATGGCGTAAACATGGAGATATTCAATATATTGAAATAAGTGATGATGATATTGATAGTTCTTTTACTCTTCTTAAAGCTTATAAAAAAGCTATAACTTATGGTTTAGGATATAGTAATTCTGTAATAATACTACATAATTTTTAATATGATTAAATTAACAAATATATTAAATGAAATTACTATTAATAAACCTACAGCTCCTTTATCATTTAAAAAGGATATAGATGATGAAATAATAAAACAAATTATTGAAGAAATAGAAAGTAATGCTTCTAACGAATCTATTATTGATTTTTATATATCTTCTGATAATAAAATTGAAGATATAGTAACAGATTATGTTAAACATGAAATGTTAAGTGATGAAGATATAGATATGGATAGTGAAGAAATAAATAATTTAGATAGAGATGCTGTAATAGAATATATAAACAACAATAAACCTTTACAATTATATTTATGTAATATATTTTGGAAATATTATATGAATATTTTAAACTCTAAATTATCTGAAATAAAAAAATTATGTTATGAATATTTAAAAGCATATCCTAATAAAAATATATCTAAAACTGCTATAGAGTGGGAAGTTAAGGGAACATTAGCTCATTTTATAGATATTTTATACCCTACTTATGTTATAAGTGTTGATGATGAATTTTCTTCATATTTATATGATAAACTAACTAAATAATGATGATTAAATTAACAAATATATTATTAGAGTTATCTGAACCTAAAATTAAATCTACTATAGAAAGATGGAAATCTGAAGATCCTAAAGTAGATGATAAAGCAGCTCGAGCTTTAATTACACGTTTTGAACAAGTTCAAAGTGGATTAGAATCTAAATTAGATATATTAGCTATACCCGATGAATTAAAACAAAACAACAAATATAAAAGTATAGATAATTATTCATATGAGAATATGGTAAAAATGATTCGCTCTATACCTGAAAATCCAGATAAAATTAAAAAAGATGCTATAAAAAACTTTGTTGAAAAAGAACAAATAGACAAACCAACAGCCCAATCTTATACGTCACGTTTTATGACTAACAGAGATAGATTAAAATATGCTGTTGAAAATGGTACTGAAGATGGCCATTTTACTAAAGAAGAAGTATTAGCACTTATACCAAAAAATCTTTTAAAAAATAATTATTATCTTGATCCTCGTTATTGGAAATGGCAGAATTTTGAACAAATGTTAGATGCTATCTTTCCTTCTCAAAAACAAGCGGGTGAAGAAGATGAAAATTTAGCTTCTACAAATGCGGATAAAATATATGATAAAAATGGAATAGAAATATATAAAGGTGATGATGTGCATAAGTGTATATCATATAATCCTATAAATTCTAATACTAAAATAAAAAAATACGGCTGGTGTGTAACACAAGTTGGTAATACCAATTATGATTATTATAGATTTCAAGAAGAAGCACCTACATTCTATTTTATATTTGATCGTTCAAAACCATCTACTCCTGAACATAGTAGGTTCGATGATCCTTGGCATGCTTTTGTAATTCAAGTAAATAAAGATGGTGAATCATATATTATAACTAACGCCAATAATTCTAGTGACACACCAGCAGAAACATGGAATAGCATATCTAAAATAGTACCATCTGAAACATGGGCTAAAATTAAAAATTTAAAAGATTACTTTAAACCTATATCTTTATCCGCTGTGGAAAAAGGTAGAAAAATTGCATCTGGTAAAAACTTATCATTAGATGAATTTAAAGAATTATCTCAAGATGATAAAATACTATATATTCAAGGTAAAGCTTCTAGAAACCAACTAAAACGAACCCCAGAAATACTTAAAATATTACCTAAATATAAAATACCAGTTGGTGGAAGAACAACAACATTAGCTAATATCGCTATAGATAATGGTCAACAATTTTCATATGATGAACTAAAAGATTATCCACAATTAGCTGAAAGATACGCTATATTTCGTTTTAGACATACAGATTATTCTAAAACACCAATACCTTTATCTTTTATAAAATACTTAGATGAACCAGCTAAAGAAAAATATTTAAAAACATTTGATGGTAATGTGACATTCCAATATATTGAAAAATATTTTGGACCTGACATAACTAAAAAATATGTTGATGAACAATTAAAAAATTTAAGCTTTCTCCCCCCAGAAGCATCTAAATATATTACAAAACCAGAATTAAAAACATTATTTAATACTTATTCTAAATTATTTGATAACTGGAAATATGGTTATAACACAAGTGCTGAAGTAGATGAAAAAATAGTAGATAGTCTTTATGATATGCCTCAACAATTTATAGATCCATATCCTTTTACTTTAAATCAATGGAAAACATTATCTGCCCAAAATAAAAATACACTACTAAAATTAACTGAAAATGTTGGTAATGATGAAAAATATAAAGTATTAATATATGCTTTACCATACATAATAAAATCAGGTGATGAAACTTACTTATTATTACCTCAAAATGAAGAAAATGAATATGATTGGGTAATAACTGACATAAATGGTAAAGTATTAAGAAAAGATATAGATCAAGATAATTCATATATTGGTGGTAACACATTAAATTCATTTTCACCTGATGAAGATAATTTTAAAAGAGTATATGATATTGAAGATGTTATAATAAATGATAAACCATTATCATCTAATTTAAAAGAATCTATATATGATAATTGGGAAAAATATTCATTAATGCGTAGAGCAGGAGTATTAAAATAATATGGATAAATTATTAGATATATTAGTGAAGTTTCAAAAAAATAATCCTGATGTTTATGTTGGGGGTAGTGTATCTTTAATACTTCAAAATATTATTCCTTATAGAATACCAAAAGATATTGATATAATAACGCCTATTAAACAACATATATATGATATATTTAATGTAAACTCTATCAAACATCGAATTATCAGATCATATAAATACAATGATTTTAAATGGGAATTATTTTATAATTCTAAAGCTCAATATCTTGAATATATTTATAACGATAACATAATAAAAATATCACCAGTTGATGAGGTTTTTGAATGGAAATATAAATTTCAAAATAAATCACCAAATAATATTAAACATAATAACGATATAAACTATTACAAACAATGGCAAACAATGAATTTCAACGTATGCAACAATTAGCTGGTATTAAAGAAATAACAGTTAATAAACCCACAGGAGGAAAATTTAGTAGTAACAAAGCATTATATGATTTTTTAAATAAAAATATAAAAGCTTTTGCTGAACATGAATTACATGATACTACAGTAGGTTATTACGTTCTTGGTGAATTTTACAATCAAATAAAAGATTCTAATGAATTTACAGAAGATGAATTAGGTGAAATAGAAAATGCTCATAGTATAAATGAAGATGAATTATCTCAAGATTTATTATTAAAAATCAAAGACCGTTTAATTAACATACTAACAAATGCAGGACTAGACTACTATGGTGAATACCCAGATAATGAAGTAAACGGAACATCATGGAACTTAGAAATTGGAAAAGCATATTCTAACACAGATGAACCAGATCCAGAAAGTTATGAGTGGATGGATGAAACATTTAAAGGGCGAAACTTTTATTCTATATCATTTGATATATAATGATTAAACTAATACATATACTGCGTGAAACTATAGAGAATTCATTATATATAAGTGATTCTCCAATACATGGTAAAGGACTATTTACTAAAATTAATATTCCTGCAAACACACAAATACTTTTAGTTTTAGATTTTAAAAAACATAAAGTAAATACTGTATTATCACAGCATGTAAATCATTCATCAAATAAAGCTAATGCTAAAGTAATAGAAGATGGTTCTAAATTAATATTAGTAACCACTAAAGATATAAAAGCAAACGAAGAACTTACTGTAGATTATCATAAATTACCTGTTATTTTTAATAGAGATACAACAGGATTTATAGATGAAGCTTTATCTGATATACATGGAGAACCATTATATCATAAAACCTCAACACAAAGAGGATTAGACATAATCAAATCTAACCTATTAAAATCAGGACCTGTACCTTCAGGAGATTATTTAAATTATGATAAAAGATTAGCAAATACTAAACATCAAACTGCTATATCTTTAACAAGAGATAAAAACTGGAAACCTAATCATACTATAGGTTTAGGTCTAGAAACCCCATTAGAAGATACTGATATGGTATTTGTATTAGACAAAAACAAACTAAAAACAAAATACAAAATAGAACCATTTAACTACTCAGGAATAGAACCTGATTATAAACATCATACTAAAAATGATGAATTAGAAGAACGAGTAATGACAGATAAAATATACCCATTACGTAAATATTTAATTGATATTTTATATAAAGGTAAAGACCCCAAAATTCAAAAACAAATAGACAATTATTTAAACTTATGATCAAACTAATCAAAATATTAAACGAAATTACAGTAAATAAACCTGCTGAACCCGAATATAGAAAACGAATTCGTGATTATATTAATAATATTTCAAAAGGTGATTTAGATTTAAGTGGACTTAATGAAAAAATTAAATTACCTAATAATTTTAAAGTAGGTGGAAATTTAGATTTAGCCAGTACTCTAATAACATCTCTTCCTGATGATCTTGAAGTAGGTGGAAGTTTAAATTTGAATAATACTCCAATAACCTCCCTTCCTGATAATTTTAAAGTAGGTGGAAATTTATATTTAAGCAATACCAAAATAACATCTCTTCCTGATAATCTTGAAGTAGGTGGAAATTTATATTTAGGCAGTACTCTAATAACATCTCTTCCTGATAATCTTAAAGTAGGTAAAAGTTTAAATTTAAGCAATATCAAAATAACCTCCCTTCCTGATAATCTTAAAGTAGGTGGAAGTTTAAGTTTAAGCAATACCAAAATAACCTCCCTTCCTGATAATCTTGAAGTAGGTGGAAATTTAGATTTAGAAAATACTCCAATAACATCTCTTCCTGATAATCTTGAAGTAGGTGGAGGTTTATATTTATATAATACTCCAATAACATCTCTTCCTGATAATCTTAAAGTAGGTGGATATTTAAATTTAGAAAATACCCAACTATCACAAAAATACACAAAAAAAGACATTAGGAAAATGGTAGAAGATAAAGGTGGTTATATTAAAGATGAAATTTACATTTAAAAACTTATGATCAAACTAATCAAAATATTAAACGAAATTACAGTAAATAAACCTGCTGAACCCGAATATAGAAAACGAATTCGTGATTATATTAATAATATTTCAAAAGGTGATTTAGATTTAAGTG